TCGAGCAACTTAAAGCAGAATTGGTAACAGCTAAGGCTGAATTAGATGAACTTGGCGAGCAATGTAGGAAAGTTACCTTCTTTAAGTTACAGCCACTAAAGGAGCAAGGCGAATGAACAAACATATTGAGTTAGTAAAGAAGTGGTTAGCTGACCCTACGTCAGTCACACAACAAGAGTTAGAAGATAACCGCGCTGTTGCTGATGCTGCTGCTGATGTTGCTGCTTATACTGCTGCTTATACTGCTGCTGATGCTGCTGCTGATGTTGCTTATTATGCTGCTGCTTATACTGCTGAGGTTAAACATTGGGTTAAACGTTACGAGGAATTAAAGGAGCAAGGCGAATGACTTATGAACAAATTCTAATCAACGGTATATCTGAACGTGATGAACGCATTGCAGAGCTTGAGGAAATAGTAAAAGCCGTCGCTCATATAGGCGTTGATTTCGGCTATGGAAAATATGAATTAGAAGCTGGCAAAATAGATGATGCTAGAACTTTGATGGAGAAAGGCGAATGAATAAAGAAATAACAGCACTACTGAACAAAGCTAAGTCACAACAGAGACAATGGAAAAGACCTAGTAATCAAGTGATACAAGAAATGATTAATATGTTAGAGAGAGTAAGATGATAAATATAAACCTCCTGAGTCCTAATGCTAATATACCATCAAGAGGTTCTGATGAATCAGCAGGGTTGGACATATGTACTATAGAGAGTGTTACCATAGCAGCAGGTCAAAGAGCCTTACTCCGAACAGGGTTAGCAATGTCAATGCCTAGAGGTTATGTTGGATTGATATGGCCTCGTAGTAAGCTAGCTGCTAAGATGGGTGTTGATGTGTTAGCTGGTGTAGTTGATAGTGACTACAGAGGTGAGATTATGGTGAGCTTATTGAACACTGGACAAGATGCTGTAGAACTAAGGTCGGGGGACAAGGTGGCTCAGATGATTATACAGAAGCACTTCTCTGATATGGAGAAAAATGTTGTTGATGACTTGGATAGAACTATGAGGGGGTATTCAGGGGTTAACTCAAGTGAGATGAGGTTAAGATGAGAACATTAGCAATTGATGGCGATATATTATTATATAGTATAGGCTGGGGTAGTGAGGATATTGAACAGAGTTGGATAGTAGACCAAAGGATTGAAACCTTCTTCACCAACCTATTTGAAGAACTAGAGACAACAAGCTATGTATGCTACCTAACAGGTAAGGGTAACTTCAGAGAACAGTTGGCAGTGAGCCATAAGTACAAAGGTAATAGGAAGAAAGAAAAGCCTAAGTGGTATAAGTACATTAAGTCCTATCTAATGAATGTACATGATGCAGAGCTCATAGAAGGTATGGAAGCTGATGATGCAATGGCAATGCACATAACAAGAGATAAGGCTGCTGTATGCTGTAGCATTGATAAAGATTTACTGATGGTTGAGGGGTGGCACTACTCTTGGAAGACTCATAATAGAGATAAGTTACCACTCAGATGGGTAGATAACTTTGGTAAACTGGAGAGACAAGAGAAGAAATTGTATGGGGAAGGGACTATGTGGTTGTATGCTCAGTCTCTACTAGGTGATAGCACTGATAATATTGTAGGTATAAAGGGGTATGGTAATGTTAAAGTTTTCAACACGCTTAAAGATTGCAAGACGGAGATTGAGTTATATACTGCCACAAAAGAAGCATATGAAGGACAGTTTGGGGATGAAGCAGAAGTTAGATTGAAAGAGAATATGGATTTATTATATATGGTGAGAGAGCTAACAGATGAGGGAGAGCCAGTATTATGGAAAAGCCCAAGAGAGGACTGAAGAATAAAGCAGGGGATACATGGACAACTCCTAGATATTTCTCCTTCATACGTTCTACACTACGTAGAGCCTTCACTAAGTATCCAGTTAAGTTTGCAGTGAAGAATGAAGCATCAAGACCATACAAAGGGACAGACAAGAGGAGGAAGAAGGAGTATAAGTGTAATGTATGTAAGGGCTGGTTTGCTGATAAGGAGGTAGCAGTAGACCATATCAAGCCTTGTGGTAGCTTGAAGTCTTATGAAGACCTCCCTGCATTTGTATCTACATTGTTCTGTGAGAAGGATAATCTACAAATCATTTGTACTGCTTGTCACTCAATTAAAACTCAGGAGGAAAGGAAGAATGCAAGAGACATATAACTACTGGATATCCTTAATTCATAGTGGCTCTCTAGAAGAACTAGAGCTAGAGATTAAGGAAGAGATATTCAAGATGAACCCTTATATAGAAGACAGTATAAGTGATAAGGGTTTGGATGAGATTTGGGGATTAGCTGAGGAGTATGTACATGAGTAAGGTATTTAAGATAAAGACAACAGACAGAGTAAAGCCTAACGTAACACATCTTATGATTCCAGATACGCAGTGTAAACCTGATGTAGATATGTCACATCTAAGCCACATAGGTCAGTACATAGTAGATAAAAGACCTGAAGTAATTGTACATATAGGAGACCATGCTGATATGCCCTCTCTAAGCTCCTATGACAAGGGCAAAATGAGTGCAGAGGGTAAGAGGCTCAACTTAGACATTGAAGCCAGTATAGAGGGTATGAGGCTTCTCCTAGAGCCATTACATAACCTACAGAAGCAACAGAAGAAGAACAAGAAGAAAGTATATACACCTCGTATGGTATTGACACTTGGCAACCATGAGCAGAGAATCATGAGACACGTTGACTCCAATCCAGAGTTGGCAGACTTCTTATCTTATGATAACCTCAAGTACAAGGAGTTCGGATGGGAGGTATACGACTACTTAGAGCCCGTAATTATTAATGGTGTAGCTTATTGTCACTTCATGGCTAATCCGTTCTCAGGTAAGCCTTATGGGGGTGCAGCACAGAATGTACTCAAGCAAGTAGGTGAGAGTTTCTGTGTAGGACATAAGCAAACATTAGATGTAGCTACAAGATTCCTACCTGCTAGTGGTAAACAACAATGGGGTATTATAGCAGGAGCTTGTTATACGCATGATGAAGGTTACAAAGGGCATCAAGGTAATCATCATTGGAGAGGGATTGTAGTTAAACATAACGTACAAGAGGGGAGTTTCAATCCTATGTTCGTTGACTTGGAATATTTGAAAGAGAGGTACGAAGGATGAGTCTGACGGAGTACGAGAAGAAAGTTATTGAGGTATATGAATTAAAGAACAAAGTACAGGACAGGGATGCAGCGATAACTGGTTATCGTCAGTACAACCAAGAGGCACATAGGCTTCTCAAGGAAGTTCTTAAGCTCTCTCACTTAGACTCAGGTATACGTAAAAAAATAGTAGCAATGACAGGAGAAGAATAATGAAATTTGTATTATGCAGCAAGAGTACATATAAAGAACTATATCAACCAGAGGCTCATAAGTGGATACACGTAGTAGACCACAGAGACCTCTTAGGATTTAAAGATGTACATGTTAACGTACATGACTGCTGGATGTATGAGGTTAATGACGATAGAGTTGATTACTTAGAACAACAACTAACAGCCTTAGCAGACTTCGGATACATCAAGATAACTTATATTCAAGAGGATGGTTGGGAAGAGAACTATGAACCTGAAGTACTGGCACCTATAGGGTTACAGTCAGAGATGGTATTACCTAGTACATCAAGTGGTACGGTAGTATACGAGAGTAGTGATAGCAGTTGTGAAAGTGGCGCTTGCGCTATATAGGGGGAGGAGATATGAAAGTAGTATATGAGAAGAGTATAGGGACTAAGGTTGTTGCTGCTATACAAGAAGCAAGTTCTCTTTGTAAGGAGATTGAGTACATTATTCTGACAGAGAAGGAAGCTATAGAGTTATATGATACGCACCTCGTAGGTAGTTTCTGTCGTAAAGGGGTTAAGGCGAAGTGTGAAGAAGTAGCTAACAGTCATTTCTATGGAATACGTTTAAAAGTGGAGGGTTATGATGAGTATTAGTTTTCATCAATTCAAAGAACACGTAGTAATACCAACACTGAAATATCTTGAGGATGAGATACCCTTCTCAGATGAAGCTGTAGACCTCCTCATGATGACTTGTGCTCATGAGAGTAAGGGAGGGAGGTTCTTAAGACAATTAGGCATGGAGGGAGATAGAGGAGCATTTGGGGTGTATCAGATGGAGATGGCTACACATGACGATATATGGATTAACTTCTTAACATATAAGAAGAAATTAGATGATATGATTGAGGAGATGGTTCCTCAATTTGACCAAGATGTCACTGTCCCTCAAGGTATGCAACTGATAACAAACTTAGCATATGCTACAGCTATGGCAAGAGTACACTACTGGAGAGTTAAGGAGCCCCTACCTAGTAAAGATGACATGGGGTACTTGGATAAACTTGGTAAGTACGCTAAACTGTACTACAATACCCATGAAGGTAAAGCAACTGCGAGTAAGTACGTGACAGACTATTTAGAGTGGAGAGATGCATGAGCGATTATACGAAAGAAAGAGAAGCATTATATGCAATATGGAATAACGAATCCGAGGAAACTTACATGAGTGAATTAGAAGATTACATCGCAGCAATAGATGCGAATACTCCAGATATAGACTCTAAGCCTAAGTCTAAGTATCATAGACTCATCCCTAAAGAGAACGTATGGATTGATGTGTATGATGTACTCCACACCTTCAACGTAGACAACCCTGCTATAGCACACGCAGTTAAGAAGATGTTATGTGCAGGTACAAGAGGTTACAAGGATTATCAACAAGATATACAGGAAGCCATAGACAGCCTTGAGAGAGCAAAAGACTTTCCACCTATACCTTTCTAGCCCTAAACAAAGAAAGCCCCGTAGAGGGGCATACAGGGGCTTCTATAGCCCCTTTTCTATATCAAACTCTTTATCTAAAGTCCCTCCCCCCTTTCCCCTCTCTTCCACTTAGCATATTGGTCAGCTAAGTTATCATATAAGTATCCACTCCCAGTGAAGTACTCCCTCCACATATCATTGTATTGGTCTTCTAGTCCTTCACTCCTAAGCCAAGCACATATAACATCATTATCATCTCCACTAAAAGTTATACTCACTGTCCTTAGATATGCTGCTACAGCGTTCCATGTTGCTCTATCTGGGATAGGTATGATTAGAACATCCCCTCCTAATACACTAGGTCTGCCTACATCCTCTGCTGTAAGAATACTTGTAGGGAATATCTGCTTTAGGATTAAATCTATAGCAGGGAGTCCTACGAATTCCTCAGAAGGTATCCCTGTAGGGAATACAACCCTAAGCCCAGTAACTACCGTAGGAGCTCCTACAACCTCCTGTGAGGCGATTACTACTGGTTGTATACTAACACCAAGGGGTAGTACTACAGGACTCCCTACGAGCTCCTCAGAGACTATAGGGACGGGAGTTATGAATGAACCCCCTGTACTTATAGTAGGTAATCCTACAAACTCCAGTGAACCTATTGTACTGGGGGAGAGAGATATAAGACCAGTAGCAACTACAGGATTACCAAAGGCTTCTGCTGTTGCAATACTTGTAGGGGAGAGTACTAATCCCCCACCCCCCACATCACTAGCTATCCACCATGCGTTAGGTTCAGATTGGTTGTCGTATTCTATCGTCCTATAGTCACCGTCTTTTCTACCATTGTAAAATTCCACTTCACTTAGTTGGTCAACGGATATATTGGTAAACATACGCCAAAGGTCGGTACTCCACCAATCAGGCCAATCAGAAATAGTCTTGCTATGTATTACTACATTGTTTTTCAACACTTGGAGTACGCCACCAGACCTCACATATGTAAACTCTATCTTAGACAGACCTGCGCCAATTATGTCTAATACAGAGTTGTTTGTGTAAATCCCACTCTTGCCATCATGTATGTGTCGCAGTGCATTGTTCGAAGAACGGAGTATCAAAAACTCTTGCGAGGCTGCTGTAGTGCTAAATATGTTAGACCAAGTAGGCCAATCGGTTATCTCTCCCCAGAATGATAT